CTGAAAAATCATTATCTTTGCATGTGGTTATGCTTTTGTGCATTTGATGTACATAGTATAGCGCATTGAATGCGCATTGTCAATACCTAAATGCACATTTAATGGACAAAATTTATTGACTTTTATGCGATCGGAATATATAATGATAGCGAAAGGGGGTTCTATATATGAAAGATAGGATAAAAGAATTCAGAAAATGTCTAGGCTTGACGCAAACAGAATTTGCGAATCAAATCGGTATATCTAGATCTGCCGTTACAAAATTAGAATCGGGTGAAAATGTTCCATCCGATCAATCAATCAAATTAATGTGTACTTACTGGGGTTTAAATGAGGAATGGGTAAGAACTGGTAACGGGCGTATGTTCCTGCCGAAAGACAGGCACGCAGAGATCGGTAAACTTGTTGCGGATCTCTCTACACGCCACGATGATGATTTCCGCGTTCGGCTTGTTAATATCCTTGCAAGGTTACCCGATGATAAATGGAATCTATTAGAAGAGATCGCGGAAGATCTCGCCAAAAAGCACAATTAAAAACGCCCCCGTTACGGGGACGCATTAAACAGCGCATAGTATATCATTTTCAGCAATCCGATATTAGCGATAGGCAATAATTCAATGATACGTTTGATTAGAAATTCGCGCGTCATTTGTGATCCGCCTTTCTCATATTAATATTGTAAGCTGATTATAATTCTATCAACGCGTTCTAGCAATGGAAATTATCACAAACAGCACACGATAAAACGTGTCAAATTTTCCGAATTTATATGGAGATTCTACGGTATGCGTACTAAAGATGATCTTAAACGTGATTTAGCTTTAATGCTTAAATCAATTCGCGAAAAGCACGGTATCTCTAAATCTAGAATGGCAGACGCGCTAAACGTTGATTACCACACCTATTGTAAATATGAAAATGGTTATTCTGTGCCGTCTATTGTAGATTTTATACTAGCATTTCAAACGCTGGGTGAAAATCCGCTTAGAACGGTTTTAGAATATCTTTATCCCGATGAATACGGGACTACATCAGATACGCCGATAGATCTGATCCGTCACAACATAGTCGATTATATCGATAGTTCAGCTTCACCGCGAACAATCCGCGCGTGGAATTATCTGCTATTCGGTAATCACGGATCAAGCATAACCGCGCAAATCGAAATGATGGTAATGCTTGATCGCTTGCCGATGCAATATAGGTACGCGATCGGTAACTTGATAAACAGTATGTACGATGTTACAAGCTGTCGCGGAGAATTAGTATACGGATTAGAACCTAATTTGGAGATATTTCAAGCGGCGTTATCAAAAGGGGGTGAAGCGGCAGGAAGAAAGGCTAACAGTTATACATCGATTGTGAGAGAGAAGGAAGAAAGATGATAATCTGTGATATTTACTGCCGTGTATCGACTACACAGCAGGCGACAGAAGGTTATTCGATCGGAGAACAGCAGGAACTATTAACCGCGTATGCCAACGCGCAAAAATGGGTTATTAATGCTGTATACACCGATGCAGGATACACGGGATCAAATATGGATCGCGAAGGGCTAAAAAGATTAATAAGCGATGTACAATCGCAAAAAGTGAACATGATACTTGTTTATAAAATGGATCGATTATCAAGATCGCAAAAAGAAATGCTATACTTGATAGAAGATATTTTTCAGAAAAACAAGTGCGGTTTTATGTCACTTACAGAAAATTTCGACATTAATACGCCGATAGGCGTTGCAACGCTTGGTATTATGTCGGCATTTTCGCAAATGGAAAAATCAAATATTACGCAACGAATGATGATGGGACGCTCAGCTAAGATTAAGCAAGGATATTACCATGGATCGGGCGTTAATAACAGCCCGATAGGATATACTTACAGCAAGGCGGATCAGAAGTTAATCGTTGATCAATACGATGCGGTTATGGTTAGAAAGATATTTGAAATGTACGCTCAAGGGCTAACAATGAATCAAATATCAAAATACTTAAATTTAGATGTAAAGTGGCATTCCGAACGTAAATGGTCGGCAAGTCATATAACGCGGATGCTCCGAAACCCAGTCTACATCGGCAAGATGCGATGGAACGGCGAAACGCTAGATTCTAATCACGATCCAATAATATCCGAAGATCTTTTTAATATCGTGCAGTCAGAGTTATCGCGCAGATGCGGACGCACTGACAGACAGCAAACGCCGTATGCACATACAACACTTTTAGGCGGCTTGCTGTGGTGTGACCGTTGCGGAATACGTTATGTCGCTGAAAAAGGACGCGGCTGGGAATCTAACAAAAACTTACATCGTTATTACTGCCGTAATAGGCTATCGCACGGACGCACGATAGGCGTAAAATGTGATAATCGCGGATGGCGAGATGATCAACTTGATTATCTAATCATAGATCAGATAAAGAAGTTATCCGCCGATAGATCAATGCTTGATTTAGAATCGCAGAAACGCTCGAACCATGATGCGGATATATCGGCTATAAATGCCCGTATAGCTGATTTAGACAAGCAATACGACAGAACAGTAACACTATTTTCTATGGCTGGGATAGACGCAAACGCGGTGCAAAAACGCATAGGCGTTATCGCCGCAGAAAAAGAATCTTTGATATCTGAACTGGAAAAACTAAAATCAGAAACTCCGCCCGATATAAAAGTTATCAGAACTAAACTTGATTCATTTTCGGATATAGTAGATACTGTGTCTAATCGAATGGAACTTTACACGCTTGTACACCAATTAATCAATAGAATCGATCTTGATGGAGATCAGATTTCTATACACTGGAACTTGTCGTGATCTTATAACATCTATTGATATCGGTGTTATAACTTAACGACAAAAGCAGTCCCTTTTATGGGACTGCTTTTTTTATGCCATTATCATGCGATACAACGCTTCAACGTCTGCCGCACTATATGTTACCGCGCCGATCATAGGGATATCGATCGTTGCTGTTCTTTTCTGCGCCTGTTCCAGCAAGCAACCGTACAACGCGTCAACATCGATCATTTCTCCGTCTATGACGTGTAGTCCGCGTATCAGCGGATTATCTCGCAGTTCTTCGATCAGCTGGTTCGCTCGATTAGCGTACAACGTTACAACCGCTCCGACAATCCATGCTTTATATGATCCGTTCATTCGCTGGATTAAATCGGAATCGATGTATCGCTTTACACCTTCAATAACTTTTGTATAGTGTATCATAGATATTTATTTACGATCGCAGTCGCGTTTGTAATAGTGCAAGTCGCACCCGATACCACCCAATATACGTTCGCTGTACCGCTGGGCGCAGTGATAATATGTAGCGTCCACGGCAACACGATTTCGCAATATCCGTTAGCTGGTATCGTTGCAGTTATTGCAGATCCAGTTATAGCGGATCCATCCGCATATGCAGTAAGCGTTACAGTAACTTCGGATGCAGTAGAATTAGCCAAATTTACCGCACAGTATGTCGCATATACACCCGACACAAGGATATTAATAGCGTTATTCGAAAGCGTATTAGCGTTATTCGTTGCGATAACAACGGTATCAAATGGAATAGTCGTACCAGCAGAAACAACGGAAACAGGCGTTGTAATCGCGGCGTTATTGCGTACTTGAATCACGCGATCACCGCCTTATGCAGTAGTCGTTCCATTATTACCAGCGTTATAGCATACAGACGAATTCGGGATAACAAGTTTTGTCATCGCGAAAAGCTGTGCGATCTGACTGGTATTAATATTAAGCTGTGATCCGACCTGTGCATTGATTACGCCCTGTGTAGCCGCGTTAGCGTCAACCTTATTATCAACAGCGCGGATCGCAGTGTTGAGTTCATCGCGTACCGCGTTAATCTTATCATTAGCGGCGTTGTACACTTGAACCATTTTCTTTTCGGATGCAAGATCCGCCGCTAAAATAGCGTTATCCTTTTCCGCGCTTACAAGTTTAAGCTGGAGATCGAGCGTATCTTTATCGATGTAATTATTGTTGTTATTCAGACCAAGACCAAGCAGTCCGTTTCCGAGTGTAGCAACTCCGCCCAGTGCAGTCCCGATAACCGACATTGCGGTTGTCCCCTTGCCAGCAGTCCAATCAGACAATTAGTATCACCTCATTTTATTATTATACGTTGCGCACCGTACGGATATATAATGGCATAAAAAAACGCTAGTAACCTATCAAGTTACTAGCGAAAAACTGTACAATTATTTATCTAGGATTTCAATCATCATTTTAATTATGTATTGCGGACATTCTCGCAAGCCTAATTTCCAATTTTGAACGGTTCTATACGGGATATCGAATCGCGTTGCAATATCGGCGATCGTCATACCATACTTGCGCATAATATCAGTAATTTCAAGTAATTCATTCATTTTATCACCCCCCATTACTTGAAATAAGCGTAAACGTTCATTTTCTCAGCCGCGCGAAGTACAACCGAACGGAATGTGTCGCGACCTCTGCGATACTTTTTCGGAAGATCGTAGATGTAAACGAATTCATTGCCCATTCCAGCGGCATCGCAAAGACTTTCGCAAGCGATCGAATCCCAAGCGTACTTTTCGTGGAGTTCGTTCTCAACGTAATCCCACTCTTCGAAGATCTCAGCGATGATATCGCGTGCGATCGCGCGATTTTTGGTTACCTTGCGTACCATTTTCAGTTCAGCCTTCATTTTCGTTTCCCCCTTGAAAAATTAATGATTTATCGTTTATGTGTGTATTATATACCCATTGGGTGCATTTGTCAATGGTTTTTTGAAAAAAAGAATAAAAAAATAAGCTGTACCCATTGCGGATACAGCTATTATAAATTAGTGTTCGTCAAGATATTTTTCAGCTTCTGAGTTACGCCGAATAGGTAATTCATCGGGATATTCACGCTGAACTATATCATAGACGCGTTTCAGCTTTTTGATAGTTTTATCGATCGTTGACAATGAACAAGTATAAAAGAAACTCTGTTCAAGTCTAGTCATGCCGCAAATTCTGCTATGCAGTATATCGCGTTCGAATTGCGTTAGATTTGCCGCATCGGCAAAAAACGATTCTACGCGTTTAGTCCAAACGACCTCATGCGCCATATTAGATACCAGTTTTATCGGTAGGGTTATTAACGATGCCGAATCCGATCAAGATCGTTCCGATAGCATCAACAACAGTTTTAAATGTACTTTCGGTAATGCCGATCTTTTCGGTGATACCGAATGCAGACGCGATTACCCACAATGCGCCGATAACGCTGATCCACATAGCCCAGCTTTTAAATCTGTTCTGCTCCATAATCATTCACCTTTCTTAATTGTCTTTTATATCTCATTATAATTGTTTCGAATCCGCCGATAACATAAGGAATGCATTTAATAGTCGGTTCATGATCGCTCATTAAGCATCCGCCAACGCAGGCAGGACAGCGATCGGTGTAGGGACACACGCGGCATCATCTCCCTGTCAAGTAATCTGTAATTTCCTGCTCAGAATCCTTTAGACCGTTAATGTTGTTACCATCGCGCATATGACGCGTCATTGCAAGCGATGCGCGCATAAGCGTCATCAATCCGTCATTTACGCGCTGTGTTGCTTTGTTAGCGTCAGATACAGCACTTTCAAGATTTTCGATCCTAAGTTTATCAGACTGAAGCATTTTATCATGCTGATCTAGTCTATCCGACATTTCCTTGATCGGCGCGTTCTTGATCTTTTTTTGGTCGTTTCTATTGCTGATCGCGGTAGATATAGTATTATAAACGCCAACGCATAGAATAATAATAGATATGCTAACAAGCAATGTGCCGAAATTAATATCTGTGATCTGCATCGGACTATACCACCTTACTATATTTGCCGCTAATCCAGCCGTTATTAACGTGATACCACGTTACGTTATTAACTGTTGCGGTTTCTTCAAAACGCATGATATCGCCTTTTTTAGCAGATCCAACTATGCTAGAATCAGTGCCAGCGGCGGATCGGATATTAACCGTATTCCCCGTAACGCTGATCTGATCCAGCATATAGATATGTAGCGCGTCCCATGTGTATTTGCCGACAATTCCATCTACTTCCAAACCTTTAAAAGACTGGAACGCCTTTACGGCGGATGTTGTTTCTGATCCGAAATCTCCGTCAGCACCATACAACGGCAAGCACTTACTATCATATTTCAATAATGCATTCTGAAGCGTTACAACGTATTCCCCAGTATCATCTTCGGACAGTGTAGGCATATCGTTCACGCTGATAACTCCGCTTTGCTGGAAATTAGAAACAACATCATTTTCATACTTAGAACCATTGCTTACTACAACGACAGTATGACCGCTAGACGCTGTACAGAGGATGAATCCATATCCTAGATAATCAGCCTTTGCCGTGTATTTGGATGCGGTAAGTTCTTCAAATTCTCCCGTAGCAAGCAGGACTTTAGGCTCCGTTGCCGTCCTCATATCGGGGCATTTGATGCCTGCATAGTTACAGCATACACGCACAAGTGCGGAACAGTCAGTTTCTACGTTTTTCGAAACTTTAGAAGGATCGAATCCAAGATCTTTACAGGCGTAATACAGCGTATTACGTTGCGCTTGATCGTATCCGATGTGCTTATTATTAACCGCTTTACACATCGCATCACCGATCATTTTTCTTTTTGCTGGATCTTTAGCCCTAAATACGCGCCATTTCTTTTTGTGCGCGTACCAGTTCTGAAAGCTGAGTTCTTTACCAGTTTGATTTCCTGCCGCTCCGCCGCGTGTGTTCCCATGTTCATCAATTCGGGCGGATCCAATACGGACAGCCATTTAATCACCTCAAATACAAAATAAAACGCCAGTCCCACCCGCTGGCGTTATGAATGACTGGTTGTCATGCCCCCACGATCCGCCGCGCAGAATATATAACGGAAGATCGCACCGTTCTATAGTAATAACATAATCATTCTGCATTTTATATATTAAACTGATCAAACCGACAAAACGCGTCTATTTTCAAATCAACGGATACACGATGATCGGCGCGCCTACACCGCCATACGGCAACGCGCGGATCGTATTATAATCGATCCACTCTGCGGCAGATGTTTCATCCATTCCCTCATTAGCGACCAACCATTCGATCATTTTATCGTAATCATATACCGCGCGATTATCAGATGTAACCCCGATCAATGCGGTGTCATAGCTATAATCTTCAAAAATAACAACATCATCGTATCCAGCGTCAGCTATACGATCTGCGGCTTTATCGCACATAATATCCCCCTTAAATTTAAAAACGGATCTACCATTAAAGATAGATCCGTTATAATTAATCAGCTTCGCGAAAGCTTACTTTAACGCCTCTCAGAATTCCGTCCAACCGTTCTCAAAGGTCAATTCTTCGCCGTTGTAAGCGGTTGCCGTACCCATATAAACGTACCTTACGCCGTTTACAATATAGTACGAATTCGGCACAAGGTTCATACCTTCAACCAGTTCGAACGGGTCTTCGGCTGTGCCTTTACCGACCAGTTCGGTCTTGCCTAGCGCATTCACGAAACTTGTCAGTTCAGTCACCTTGCGTTCCAGTTCTGCGATACAGCTTTCAACGCTGTGCGGTTCGGTATCATCTACCGTTGCCCCAACCGCTTCTAGCATTTTCAACTGCTGTTCGGTCATTTTGTCCACCTCCGCAAGTGCAATCAGATATTCCTCTTTGGACGGTACTGCCAACTTGTTGGCGTTGGTCATCGTCACGGAACCGCCTGCTTCGACCTCAATCGGGTCTGTGTCGGTAAGATATGCGCTGATGTCGGTTTCTACGGGTGTTTCAAGTTCGTAATAAATTACTGGATTGTTTGCAGTCAAATACTCTTTTGCTTCTTGCAGAGTTATAGTTCCAATGTTAATTACAAACTGTTTATATCCGCTTGCTCTAATTGTTCCATATGACGATGTCCTACCGTCATATACGAATTTATCGCTGATTATATTCCTTGTATCTCTCAGCATATCAAATGTATTAGGATTCAAGGTAAATAATTCACCAGAACTGGATATTGCAACACGGTTAATGTCAGATACTACTTCATATCTACCAACCCTCTTGATGAACTTCTTGTTTACGAAATCCACCTCATTGTACACGCTTCCTGCGCTCCACCCATACCCGTCAAGCGCACGGACTACGGAAGGAATCGCACGGGTTACAGGTGTGCGGTATGGGGTGTATGCCGTTGCGGAAGAGCCACGTTCAAGCATAAAATCGCTAACGCATTCAGATATTGTTTTATTTTCGTATTCGCTTTTATATATCCAGAATCTAACATTCATAGTACGCGAAATGGTAAATGTTGTATTTGAACGAGTATAAACAGTAAAAACTCTTGTACCACTATCATCTTCGCAATACAAATTCGTATTACCAGTAAGCTTATCTAATACGCTATATGTATATGTTCCTGCTTCAAGCTGTATAAACTGATAATGCCCGGTAATTCCAAAGAAAATATTTTGACTTGCTTTCCATACTTTTTCTGTATCAAATAGATTCTTACCGCCAACCTTCACACCGCTCACATCCGCAGAGATAACCTGTCCTGCGTTGTATTCGGGATGTTCGCTTGCGTACTGCTCAATCCATGCAATGCGACTGTCGGATGTGGATGTAGGCTCGTTTCCCGCTCCGAAAAGCTGGGTGAGGTCGATAATCGGAATAGGAGTAACCGTATCTTTTATAATAAAAGTATGTGGAAGATTATCATTTGTATGATTGTGATACTGGCACAGTACAAATGTATTGTCATCTTGTACGCTAAATATACAACACGATGTTGCCCACACCCCTTGTACATTTATGCTATTGGCTGAATGTTGTGTTACAGAACCCAAAGAGGAATACGCTTGCGGTGATAAATAAGTTGCAGTTCCTAGTTTAGCTGTAATATAATACAGATACTTCCTGCCGCTATTAGCGGTAAAACCCATAGTTAAATTATTATACGCCGCACCAAATCTAGAACTCGCAAGTGTCATATTTACTTCCGCAGTCCCATCTCCCAAACTTGTAACCGTACAAGCGTTTGATGCATATCCTTTTGCTAACTGATTCCACACCACACACTTACCGCCAATCGACTGCACATCCATCTGCTTTGCACCGCTCGGAATAGTCTTGCTGTATGCGCTCGTGGTATCCTGTTCAAAATCGTATGAAATTCCCTTGTTCAGCTTGTACAGGAAATCAAGTTTACGGTCGGTTTCGGCAAGTGCAGAAGCGTTTGCTTTGGAAGTGCCGAGCTGAGTTAAAGTCTCCGATAATGCCTGCACGTTAGTTACTACCGCATTCGTTGCCGCCTGCGCCTGTGCAACTGCGGCGGCGATCTGAGCGTTATAAGATGGGATAAGTTCGTTTAATGCAAGATCCACAGACGCGATCAGCGTCTGAACCTCTGTCAACGCCTGCGGATCAACGCTAGGGTTTGCGTCAACATCCTCAATAACGTTAATCGTTCTTGCGGCGGACTGCCAAACAAGCGCGTCTTCATCATCACCCGATACGCCTTGCAATTCGAATGTAGTTGTACCAGCGCACGCCGTAGCAACCGCGCCAACAGTCCAATCGATAACGATAATATCATCAACGACAGTACCAGTGCCAAGATACGATACATCGGTATCACCGTCTGCATTTACGATATTAACAGCCCACGCTAGACCGCTAAGATCAATACCGCCTTCGGACTTAGGAACACGGAATCGAACGATCTGTGTATGCCTGTCGTTCCTTACAAGTTGAAGCGCGGCGATATTCGTTGTCCGCTTATTCGCCGAAATTTCTTTAACGCTCATTTGACCAACTCCATTTAAGATTTAGTATATTCAATGATGAAAATAGATTTATTGTTCGCCGCAGAGCAATAGCATACTATATTTTTGCTTGCGGTAACACGCGCGAAAGATCTTATATTTGCATTATGATAAGTGTTTAAAGGCAACCAACCAGCAAGATCATTAGATGTCAAATGCACCATACCTTTAATTGACACGACTTGCGAAATAGTGCCGTTTATAAGCGATGCTATACTTATAGTTTGTCCGCTTGTGGATGTTGTTATCGCACTATTTCTAACGTATATAACGCGATAGAGCGGTTCGCCAAGGAACGTTCCGATCTGCGTTTCTGCTTCTACGAAATCAGAATATGTATTAGCACCGATCGCTTTTCCATCCGCACCATAGATTCCCTTATAAAAATGCGCTTGATAATTGCATTCAAACAACGGATTTTCATCTGTCCCATTTGAAAACTGACCTACGGCTACACCATACGGCTCGATATCGAAATACGCTACCGCCTTTTCAACCGTTACGTTATAGGTCGTTGTTGTCAACTGATCGTGTATACGAATTTCTACGGTATGCGGACTTTCAGCTGTAAACGTGCTATCTTGCAGTGTGCCGTCCACTAATGTTTGTTCGTATAGCCCCGTTACCCTATTGTCATGCACATTATCGTCATTCTGCGCGAACGTACACCAGTTCGGATATGTTTTTGTATAACCATCGGGATAAAAGCCAACATCAACGCTCCATGTATTAGTTACACCGTTTGCTGTGATTGAAGTGCAATGTCCTTCGAACCACATCCACAAATGATTACCAAGATTGTCACCGTACCATTTAGTGATTTCTTCGCTAGTATCTTTAGTACATCGTTCGATATATGCGTGTTTTACCGCACCTTCTACGATGTTTGACAGGTAAGGCGGAGTGTATGCGACTACATCGAAATATCCGCCAGTATACGTTGCAGTATGATCATATAAATCTGAAATTGTATACGAACAATTGAACCTACCATATACAGTCGGAGAAACATAAAATACACCAGTCGTATTCGATTCTTCGAAAACTGAATTGCCGTTGCAAGTAATAGACAGTGTGTGAGTTATGGTATTAAGCGGATCACGCGTATCAATCGTAGCAACAGGCGTTACTTTGACCGTAGAATAATTTTGAAAATGCTTTCCGAATACGTTTGTAGGAATTTCAGTATCAGTAATACCAGTTATAGACGGCGCATAACGGGCTAAAATAAGCGTGTAATCGTAATCAGTTTCACATTCATCGAATTCCCATTCGCTAGAACTGTCAAGATATGCGTGAATTTTTAGCGGTATAGAATCAGTATCAGTCCAACCTTCGGCGATCATATCATCGTATGTTTTTCCGCCGAATTCGGGATCCAAAGCATCTAAAGCGATTGTAGATGTAATCGATCTTCCAGCAGTAATCGGAGATACTACCTTCGCGCCGCTCATATACGTTTGGTTTATGTTGTCTTTTCCCAAATACAGTGCTTCAAGGCATAAATTTATATTCTTGTATGTCCTAGTTACAGACGGCGTTACAGTTATAGTAATTGTAGCAGAATCGCCGAATACAACTGTCGGTTTATCGATCGTAATAGAATTGATAATCATGCATCCAATCCCTTTCCGTCAGTCCACACCCATCCGCGCTGTGTAGGTCGCACGCGCATTTCGCCGATTTCGACTGCCGTTGTAAATGTGCCACTTGATGTAATGGCGTTTAGAGTTCCGTTACCATCAATTCCGACTTCATCATCGCGTTTAACCTTGTATGCGTTGTTCGTTGTGGTCGTATAGAAATGCGAATCGGATTCCCATTCGCCTGTTGATTCGTTGCGCTTGCGCTTACTAATCGTCAACCCGTCACTGCCGAACTGATACCACATCGATAAATTCTCGATAGCAGACGCGATAATATCAAGGTTAGTACCGTTAGCCCACAACTGAGCGGTTTTAAGTTTGGTTATAAATGCTTCTTTCGAAAACAAGTAATCCGTGCTAATTGTTTTAGCTGTAAGTGTTCCGATAATAGCATTGATCGCTTCAAGCGTATCGGTAACGCTTAACTGGCGAACAGAAAGATCGGTTTCAAGCACTTTCCGTTTTACGCCGTCTTCGGTTTCAATGATAGCACCGTCAAGCACGGTTCCGTATTCGTCTTCTAGATAATCGGTAACATCTTTATACTCGATACCAGTTTCAAAATCTGGATTAACTACCAGCGTATAATAATGATCGTCTGTTCCCTTTACAACGATCGTATTAAATACACCAGTCATGATCTGCGCCTGTTCAACCGTCAAATTCTTGATCGTGATCGTACCCGATGCGATCCCATCAACTACATTAAATACATCCGAGATCAAATGCTTCGTTTGAACTTCTTCGGTATCTGTAATCGTTGTCGCCTTCAAATTTAAGAAAGTCGCGAACGCCGCCGCTAACGTATCCGTTGTAATGCTTTCGGCAGTCAACGCGCCAACCTTTGCGGATATCGCAGAAAGAATAGCCGCTTTAAGCGTATCCGCTTCGGCAGACTGCGCGCTGAATGTATTAACGTTGATCAGATCTGCGGTTAATTTAGTAATATCCGCCTTTTCCGCCGTAAGATTAATAGCATTAATGATCTTTGCGATCAATGAATTAGCATCAACCGTTTCAGCGGTTAATCCGTTGAAATACGCGTAATCGGCTTGAATTACCTTTTTGTCAAGACCGCTGATGGCATTAACATTTACTGATCCGTCAGAATTAAATACTGCCGCACCTGTCGTAAAATACTGCGTATCGTCTTCGATGCTAGGCATATCAGACGCGCCGTTATATATGATTCCGCCGCTAAAATTAGTATCTAATCCAGTTAGAATCAGCGTATGATCTATTCCGTTTGTATCGGTTAATACAATGATATCACCAACCATAACACCTATGTTAGATGATATCCAGCTAAATTCAGCAGATTCAAATGCAACACCGCGCAACGACACGTAAATTAGTTTAGCCCACGCTTCATCGTACTGAGTATTGAATGTGGTTTGAACAATAGGATTAGCTTCAAGCTGAATACAGTTTGTAGCGTTATCGGTTTTGCTTGCGTCATAAGTGTATCGCGTATAGCTGGGATCTTCGACTTCTTCAGTCGCTTCATACTTATAAAGTAACGTGTTAAAGTCAAATTTCGCGCCGCCAACCATTGAATATTCGGTGTAATCATCATCGCCTATTTCATATATATTATCGTTATCAAGCGACACGATTTCTAATTTTCCATCAAGCGTAATACGCGCAAATCCACTTGCACACGCCGCGATATACCCGATCACATCGCGTAGTGTAGTTCCGTCTTTCCAGTTTGGCTTAGTCGGAATTGTATTACTCGCATGATCGAACACCGTATCATGCAACCGCGATACAGAACCAGTTATAACCAGCTGTGCAAGGTTAGCAAGCGTAATAGGATAAATATCGCTTGTATCGCTCCATTTCGCGCTTAGTTTGGTTTCCATAGCATCGGAACCAGCAAGCGATATAACCGCGCTGTTCTCAGTCATTTCGCATTCCTGCACATACCAAACGCCGAACGGTTTCCATATATCTGTATCCGTTTCTGTTGCAGACGCATACGCAACGACAGTAGCATCATCAAGATCGTTAGCGGTTATATCGTTTACCTTATCGGATGAAATAACCATATCGAATTGAGATGAACAAGTTTGCCCAACTGGTATACCGCCGACCGACAAAGACGAACTAATGTTATACGATACGATATCATCAGATGTTAGCGAAATCACGACCCCCGAAAGAGTCGTGATTGTCGCTTTGATATTATAATAGATCGTATTAGCCATATCAGACCTCGATCACATTGAATTTGAAATCAGACAGATCACAAGTTCCGTCATCGTTCACATACGAAATCTTGTACGATCTATCGCCTGCGTAGCACTGCATCGTGCGGAATGCTCCCAACTGTACATCGGGATACTTGATGTAAAAGAACTTAGCCTTAATCAGATTTAAGATCTTAGCGGCTTCGGTGTGATCAATGTTAGACCATGTGAGTTCTAGCTTTCGAATATTATTATCTCCGCCGCGAATCACAGATCGTTTGATCTTACCCGATGCGGTTCGTGTAGTTCCCGATCCGTCATAATCTTGATTCGTTTCGGTCAGTTCTACAGGGGCTTTTATGATAGCACTATCAAGCGCACACGCCGCCGCCGTAGAACCTACCGCAATTGCACATCGCATTAATTCACCCCATTAGATATTAAGCGCAAGTTTACCTTCCGCCCGTCTATTATCATTAATCGCGTCCGCGACAACGTGTCCGATCTCAGTCTTGCCAACCTTAAACGACATACCGTTAAGCGCGGATTTAACCGCCGCCGCAATGGAATTCGCGCCCATGTTACCACCAAGCGCAACTTGCATTGCCTGTACGATCGTATCCAACGGGGCTTCAATATTGGTTCCGCTTTTCTGATCGCCAAGCACTGCAAGGAATTCGTGATTAGCAGGTATTACCGCACCCTGTGCAAGTTTCGGAATCTTAGAGATACTAACAGTCGGCAACATACCGAACGGGCGCGATCCGTCACTGTTTTTCCACGACTTTATCGTGTCAAGCGCTTTATTAATGCCGTTAAACGCGTTGTGAAGTACATCGTTCAATCCATCGATCAGCTTATTAACAACGGTTTTAAACACGCTTGAAATGCCGTTCTGAATGCCTTTAAACACCGATCCGCCACTGGAAAACACGCGCAAAACACGTTTCCACGCTTTGGAAAATGTATCTTCCATGTATCCAGCAAATCCCGAAAACACAGTTTCGATTTTGCTTACTGCCGTTTCGCCGTTGGTAATGAACCCTTCATATAACTTACTAAGCCGAACAGAAACCAGCGCGATCATACCCTTGAACGCGTTATTCATATCGATCGCGACTTTTCTTGATGTAGTCGTGAGTTCGTTTAGCAGATCCTTAGAATCAGATACGCCTTTGCTAATCGGATCTGAGATCTGAGAAGATATAGCGCGACTGTTGAGTATATCACTGCGCCCCACGCCGCCTTTACCGTAGATATCAGAATACGCTTTTTGCGCGTTGCGTTTGTCGTTATCGCTAATCCCGAATAGGTCTTTAAACCAGTTAGAAACAGCAGACCATACATCCTTACACGCTTCCCAAATATTGCTAAATACAGTTTTAATGCGCGTTGTAATGGACGCTTCGTTATTTTCCGTTCCTTGCGCGAATCCTTCAAGAACATTTTTACCAGCATCTGCCGCAACCGTTGACGGGCTATGAATTCCAAAGAAATTAAGAATACCTTGCCATATATTTTTAAAGAACGATGTTACCTTGCGCTTTGCAAAAGCATACATATTCTTCATTCCGTTGATCAAGCCATTCCATATATTCTTAGCAACTCCGCTTGCCCATGTATACGCGCTTGAAAATGCGCCTGTGATCTTTTCCCAAATTCCTTTGAAAAAATCGCCTACCGCATACCATGCGGTTTTAATTGCGCTCCATGCGGCTTTAAAATATCCAACGATCTTAGAGCAAAGAACAAGCGTGCTTTCTTTCAGCTGTCGCCACGCGTCTTTAAACCATTCTACAATGGCGTTCCACTTTTTGATGATAGCGTCTTTTGCAATATTGAAATACTGTACAACCTTAGATACCATTGTAAGCGTCCATTGCTTGATCTTTTCCCAGTTTTCGACAACGAAAGACGCAACAAGCGTAACCGCCGCCGCAATAGCCAACGGGATATTACCAGTCAACAATGCAATACCGCCAAGGATCAACGCAATGCCGCGTAACACCGTTGCGACATTCTGAGGGTTCATCCCGTTTGTAATCATATCCTTTATTCCGATAACTACATTTGCAACGCCCGTTACAAGCATTCCGACAACCGCGCCAACCTTACCGAACGCGATCGCAAGTCCTGCTACGATAGCTTCAGTGCCGCCCAGCATTTTAGAACTGTTCAATTCGTTAATGCCATTTTTCCACGCATCGACAAAACCTTCGATAAATTCGAACAAACCATAAATCGTAAGCGCAAGTCCTGCGATCGTTTTCAGATTTCCTGCAATTCCGCCGAAATCCGCACCGAGTTTTTTAGCTATAGACCATGCGCCAATAGCTGTAGCAATAGCCAACGCCCATTTAGCGATATCTTTCATGATATCTGATACGTTTTTAAGCCCCGATACATCAATACCACTTGCGCCACTAGATCCACCGCCGCCGCCATTTGCGCTCATCTGATTGATCTCATCAAATTTCGCAATTTGATTAGCCGCTTTCGCCGCCGCCGATCCTGCTTTCTTAGTGCCTGCCGCCTGCTTTGCAAGTGCTTTCGCATTTTCGCCTGCGCTTGCCGTTGTGCCGAACATTGCGTTCATTACGCTTGCAATTGCGTTTACAAGCGTTGACAACCACGATACAAGCGTTCTGATAACAGGCAGTATAACGCCGTTTATAATAGGCGCAAACGCCGCATATAATCCGCCGCGCAACTGTGCAAGGGATTTAGACAATTCTTTATCGCCTGCAACCATATTCGAAAACGCAGTTCTAAGTTTGCGCAGTGAAGATGTAATAACCGAAAAAATCAATACACGCGATGCAAGCCGTTTGATGCGTGTAGTCAGATGATTGATCTGCTTTCCAGCGTTTGACGCGTGCTGTGGTATTTCGTCAGTCGAATCATTAAACTGTACATTAGCACCGCTTGCGCGTCTTGTAGCGGCAACATAATCGTTATAAGTTTGCGTTAGCGAGTTAATCCTATCTCCGTAAGTCGCTAGAATTTCAGAATCGCCAGCAATAGCCGTTCCGTTTTTCTGTCTTATCTGCGCGCCCATCAAAAGTTTCTGCATACTTTTGATTTCGTCTGCCATTTTCTGCGCCTGTTCCTGCGCATACTGCATATCATCGCCAATGTTTTCGATGACATTTGACGATCCGCCAACGCTTGCGCCTTTGTTCATGGCGTTATTAACATCGCGTGCGAATGCTTTGATCTTGTTAGATACAGACTTTATGACACCGTCTGTTTTTCCTTCCTTGAGATCTACGCGGATCTCAACAGAACCATCCATTAGCCCACCACCTATTATCCGATCAATTCCAATAGCATATTAAAATCTGCTTCTTTTTCAGATTTAAATCCGCTAAAATAATGTGGGTTTTGCTTCCTAAAATCGTTTTCCCACGATTCTAATTTTTTACCGCGTGCTATCTTATCGCGTATTTCCACGACTGTCGATAATGCGGATTCGCCGATAGCCATATACGCCGCAATAAAAGTCCACCAATGGATATACCTTTCAGCCCTTATTTCATGCCCGACAACACTATTAACGCCCGATATAATAAGCATAGCGTCTTCATGCCAATCGACCAGTTTATGACTATTTGCGGATCCTTGAGTACCAGCGTTTAAGAATTCCATCATTCCATTAACCGCCGATTCTATGTTGCGTATATCGTCTATATTCGGGATATCATAAAAGATAAGTAACGCGGAATATATTCTCTCGACCTCTGTCAATTCGCGATCAGTCAATGCTATATTTACATCTATGCACATCCGATAATCGCCATCGTTCCTTATGTGCAATTCTTGATCACCAGCGATTACGGATGTAGGCAGATCATACGGATTCATCGCCGCGATACTTTGACGTATGCTTCGCAACCCGTTTCTGCGACTTCGCAAATTCAGCCTTGATATCAGTTTCGTACAGACCGATCAAGCTATCAAGGATAGCCATAAAAATCGGCTGATCAGATCCGTTTACAATGCGGATTACAGACCCATTACCGACAATTGGCGTGCATACATCACTATCAAAAAGACGGTTAATGTGTTCGCGAACGCCTTTGTCGATAGCCGCGAAACGTTCGGAAAAACCGTTATCAACGCCACTTTCCATATCATCGCCGATCGCTTTGATATCTTCCGCCGCCTGCGTCAAATACGCTTCGGCTTCATGCCAACGACCGATAATGCCAGTATCAGTCGTATCAAGTTCGATATATCGACTTTCATCGCCATCGATCGCATACTTTTTACGCTTCGGAATGCCGAAATTCAGAGATCGCATATCACCCATTTTATTTTCCCCCTTTAATAAAAAAAGGGAGATGTTTAAAACATCCCCCTATTAAAATCAACGTTTAAGCAGTCTTGAACTCAGTAGCGATATCAAGCAGATCATCCTTTGCGATGCTCTCAACGTAACCTTCGGTAATGTCATTAGAGAAGGAAACGGTGAAAGGCATACCAACATAAGATTCACCACCGATGCTATCGGGAATGATAGAACAATCGCTGTGCTTTACAGTGTAGTACTTCTTCGGGCTGGAGCCATCGGTAATGTAAGCGGCAACGATATAAACATCAAATGCGCCGTTGTATGCGCTGATATTGTTCTTCAGTGCCGCCATGTTCATGTATGCCATCAGATCATCGCCGCCGATAACATAGGACGGATCGAATTTCTGACTGGGCTGAGTCTTATTAACATCGGTATAGTTGATGCCGAGGATATCAGTAGATGTACTGGTATCGGCGTTGAATTCGATGCTAGAGTCTTCAACACGCGCGCCAAGGATCGCCGCTTTGGTTTCGGACGCTTCAGTCCAAGTCGCGACAGTAATCAGTTTCTTACGTTCTGCGCGCTGACCAGTAGTAAGATCAATACTATATGCCATAGGATAATACCCCTTTCAATTATATCGCGTGAGAATAATCGATAAATTCGATTCTCAGCGTAAATTTATACCGCGCTAGCGGCGGATTGCTAGATGTATCAACGCCGACTAACTGCGGCGTATCGTTCAAACAATAAATTCTATCAACAACACAATTCGACCCGAAATTCGGGAAATTATGGGAATCATTTTGTTCTTCGATCCAGTCAATGATCGATTGAACATCGTCAAGTTCCGCCACATTCTGCGGAGATCCGCCAGCGTTAGCAACGACTGGGATAAATCCAAGCGGCTTAAACCAAACGAACGTGTAGTCAAGTCTGCGTGGACGCGATCCATCGATGTATCCTTTACGCTGTGCCGATTCAACCGTGCTTGTCTGAATCTGCATTGAATCTTTAGCGGCGATACTATACTGAAAGTATAGTTTGCTAACCTCTTCGGACGTTAGCAGATAATCAAGCACAATTTTATTTTTGTCCATTAACTTCCACCTCTATATGCAATAAAGTTCCGCAATTCATCGATCAAATCATTCAAATGATCAGCCATTGCCGCTTGATCCCAATGATCAGTAGCAAGCGGATTAACTTCATCGCTGTAATTAATATGCCGCCCTGTGGGGAATTTAGGCGTATTAGGCAACGAAAACCATCCGACTATAATACCATTAGCGTCTTTAATCAGTATGTTTAAACCGTATACTTCACCAGTGTACTGATAATGCGCATACGGCATAGAATAACGCACGCGTTGCGCGTTTATATCCGTTGTACCTTGCAAAGTTCCGCTTTCCTTCGGCACATACGGATCACAATAACGTGCCAATGACTGGTTAGCAAACGTTAGTAGTTCATCGTCTATATTTACGAAATTACCTAACACCGCTTGCAACTGTTCATTATCTATCGTTGCCGAAATGTTGATATCAGCCATATCAATTCCCCGTGATCTTTAGATGCTTGCACAATGTGCCGTTATGGAAATTGTTCCCAACACCGCGCACAATAAAAGCACGACCAGCATATTTTTCGAGGAAATCAGTAGATCTTACACCGTTAGTATATTCATTGATCGAATCAGAAACGGATCCTTTGCAGACGATATCGCCTACACTCACAAGCACTTCATACGGAATACGACAGATGTATTCGCCGCCCGATCTAGTATAATCTTGCGTTGTGGTTTTTGCGGCTGTGCTTTTAAAATAGCAAGCATGATATACCTTGCGATCCCACGACACAACGCCATTAACCATACGCCGATTATATACTGTTACGGTATCAGTCCACCATGCCGCGAACATTTAAACACCTCTGTACATTACGTTTGTTCCGTTTACAGCAACATTAGACAGGTACATATCCATCAATTCACAAAGGTGTGCAGGATAGATATTAACATAAAAATCCGTTGCATTTGCGTATGATACAGATACACCGTCATTGCTTGTGCTTGTGATTGCTCCGCCATTTGCGCCGTATGCCTGTTCAGAATTATTGATGTATTCAATCATTTCAAACAAGCACCGCTTGACAGATACTGGAATAACTGCAAGTGCTTTAAGTCGGTTAAACGTTCTATGATTAACTTCGGCTTCAGCTTTAGCGGAAATACGTTCGAATGTAAGTTCATCCGTAATAGCCGTTCCGCCGTAATCAAGATATTCGTCAAATGTAAGATACATAATGAAATCCTTTCTAAAGTTACCCGACAGGCAAGGAGAAAGAATCCTGTCGGGTAACTACCGTCATCGATCAGCGAGAAAGAATACGCGCGATCGGGACAGCCTTATGATTAATGGTATCAGTGCCAGCGGAATTCGGAACCATTACCCAGTTAGCGGCAGTCGCAAGTTCTGCGGCAGTGGGGCTATTAGAGGTCATGGAAGAATTCGCAAAGGACATACCGTAAGGCGTGAAGATCTTACGCTGACGGGAGATCAGCATATCAACGCCGCCGTTTACCTTCGGATCGCGATAGAGTTCGGAAGGAACACGCGCGCCGCAGTTCGCAAAGTCGATAGCATTACGACCGAGGATATAAGTGGTGTAGCGAGTGCCAGCAACAACATACATATTTGCGGCGGCATCGGCAGGATAGAAATCGCCCTTCTTGACGTTTGCAAGCGTGATCTGACCGTCAGTAGCATTGCTTGCCACGATCTGAAGCGCGCCTGCATCAGTAGATGCGCACTTGTAATAGCCGCTTTCAACAGGCACGGAATCGTCTACAAGCACGGTACGACCATTCCAAGTAGCGATGCTAGTAGACATCTCGATGCCGTTCTTATCAGTGTACTTTGCGTACTCAAGAACGCGGAGATTCTCAAGATCAGTAGCAACGGAAGAATGCATAATAGCGGCAGTAAAGATCTGCTTGTTATCGCCGCAAGCCTTCTGCGCGGCATCGTTAAGTGCAGTAGCGCCAACCTTATCAAGAATTTCGTGAGTATGCTTAGTAGCGACTTCGTGATTACCACCGAATACGCCGTTCAGAGTAGCAATGATGGTAGACTGGTCAACGTCATCCCAGTATTCGCCAACCTGTGCGGCTACGTTCTGCATGAAGTTTGCACCAGTGATATCATAGGAAAAATCGTATTCCTGCCAAGCCTGCGCACGACCTACAACGACATGAGTCTGCTTGAAGGTATCGGAAGACTGAGCGGTAATGTTAGTAGCACCATCATAGTTAAGCGGAGTGCCGCCGATCAGACCGTACATAGGAACGGTAACAATGTTGCCTCCTGCCTGTGCGGACAGCATAGCGGCAAGATCGGAACGGGTACGCAGTACGCCTGCATTGAGAAGCGCGTTCTGCTTAACACGGGGGACGCGGTCAACGTAACGACCGAATACTTCTGCATTAAAAATCTTAGAATCAAAAGCCATTGTTTTTTACCTCACATAATTAGATCAGTTTTGCGATGCTTGCATATGCGGCTGGATTCGTATTAGCGAATTTCATCTGATCGTCAAGCGTCATATTCTTAAACGCTTCCGCCGTAATGCTTGCATTATCCATCGGGGACGGGGGAACGATATTAATCATCGGGTTCGGATTAGCATAAATGCCGACCATGCCGTTTGTAATTGCGGCGAATACGTCCGCATCACCCTTGCCAGCATTTGCGGCATCACCGATAGCAATCTTAAACTGATTATAAAGACCATCGCGCGTGTAGTCATTCACGAACTGTTTGCCAGCTGTAACGGAATCGTATCGCGTCTTTAGTGCGCGTTCGCATTCCGCCGCCGCAAGTGCCGCGTTTCTAGCCTGCTCTGCGTCCTTATATCGGTTAATCTCCGCCTGCAATGCATTAGCGTCCGTCTGATTAGCTTCAAGCTGTGCGATCGTATTTCGTGCCGTATCGCGTTCGGCAGTCAATGCCGCGATCTGAGCGTTCAACGCTTCAACATTTGCGCGATCGCGTCCGATTTCCTGCGAACGTGCATTCAGCAACGCATTCAGCTTTTCAGCATTTTCCATGTTAGGATCATCTAAGATCCTCATTACCTCATCCCTAGAAAACATATAAACCCTTTCTGCGCTTCGGTTTGTTATCGCGGTTCTCCGTCCGCTTGCGCATTAGTTTTTCGTCATTTCGGACAATATACAAAAAGCGCGTTTCCGCGCTTATTGTCACTTATAACCAGCAACGTTTATACGCGCGTATTTCATGCGCATATTCGCTTGTATTGCGATCTGCTGGTACTTTGATATTAGATTACTAGCGTTCGTTCTAGCGGCATTTTCGGCGATTTTATCGCCGCTTGCACCGAATACCAACGCTTCATTCTTAGCTTGCCTTATTCGCGTTTCTAGCTTACGCATAAGCTGTGACGCTTCGTACGGTGTATATTCCTTGCCATCGATCGATAGCTTTTTGTTGTTCTCCGCTTTGATTTCTTCAAGCTGTTTTTCCGTATAAACTGGTTTGTTTACGCCTAGAATTATCGATCGCGTAAAGTGCCTGCAATTCCACTGACCAATAGCGCGGCGGATCGGATCGTAATGGTTTCCAGTGTAGTCCGTTGAATCTTGGTATCCTTGCAAGCGTTCGAATTGTTCACGCGAAAACTGCCGACCCTGTACTGGTAAATGATCGGGGGCGCAAGTATTATGTGCGGTTAGTTCCACACCATCCGCACCAAACTTTCCGCCGACCATCCGATCGCATAACATATTTATTTCGCGTACTCCGTCAATAACATTCATGCGAATTGCACTGTCTGCGCGGCGTTTTAATCCCGATTCGTATTTAACGGTATATAACCCTTTATCTGCTAACTGCTTTAAAGTATCGCGAATCTGCGAATTATAGTCGCTAACGCCCATCGATACCGCCTGTATAGCCTTGTCAACGATACCATCATACACGTTCTGTAACGGCAAAAAACGACCAGTTCTATCTAATCCGCCTAAATACATTACCGTACTATTCGATATATTTTCGAACGTTCCGCCTGTTATATACGCCTGTGCCGCAACTTTGCGCTGTAATTCTTCGTTCTCTGCATACGGGATCCAATCTTTTTCTGCCGCAAAATACCTAGAATAAAATTCCATATCGCTTTCAGCCGCTTTTTGATAAATAGCCTGCATTTCTTCGGCATTCACTTTCGCGGCTTTCTGCAACATCAATGTTATTTTAGCCCGATCCGCTCCAGTATCGCGCATCCGCATTAACTTAGTAGCGTCTGACGGAAGTATCTTACCGATATTTTTTATACGTTCGCCGATCGTCTGAAGTATTTCACGTTCGACCTTAGTCATTCTAAACGCCATACGACCAGCGATATTAGCGACTGTATCATTAGATAACGGCATTATTTAATCCTCTGCGTCTAAATCATTAGCAGTTCCGCCTAACAGTTCGTTGGCAATAAGCGACTGCTTTTTGATATCGTCAACAACCGCCTGCGCTTCGTCTGCCGTTTCTTCGGGATGTAGGAACATTCTGATTTCTGCGATCCTCTCTGCGCCAACGCTAGCCGCCTGCACTTTCTGCGCAAAAGTCGCCTGCGTATCTTCAAGCAATGCATACGACCAGTCAAAATTTACCTTATACGGCACTTCCTGCGCAAGCCCGTAGAAATTCATTAGCACATTGCAACCATATAGAACATCCTTGATATACCGTTCATATTCGCCGTGAATATCATCTAGTACACAAAATGTGTTATACATAGCGCGGCGGATCTCTGTCGCTGTTGCGTTCCTGCTTTCAGTATCCGTCAAGATACCGCGACTTACTCCAATTTCCTTTTCAAGGAAAGCAAAATGGTTCATAAGTTTAGTATAGTACGCGCTGTCGCGGATAGCAGGATCAAAAACCTGTGTCGTAAAGCTATCGCTATTACCAAACCTTACATAAAGATCGTCATCGAACGTATTCGAAATAGGCTTTCCGTTTTCGTCATACTGAGTTTTCAACAGTGACCTATCTGCAAACAGTTTAACCTTTTTCTTTTCGTACTCTGTTTCGATCTGTTTCAGAGTGTTTGTAATCTTACCCAGTGTCGCTTCACAGCCGAACGTAATCGGAACACCGCAAATATCATCGGGTCTACGATTAGCGGCAGGGCATCGGAAAATTCCGATCGGCAACTTATTTACGCCGCTGATCTTAATTTCGGGTTCAATGTTAGCCCAGCGCGGCACATCTTCAAGCGGAATTTCAACACCTTCGCGCGTTGCCTTATTGCGGATCGTATACACTCCGCCGTCAACGCTGTATTCCGTCCACCTAAAGAACGTGTCATTCTCAGACTGGTAAGCGTCCGCAATAATTACACACTGCGTCACGTCTGTTCCCTGTACGCCTGTAATGAAAAAACGATCTTTTGTTACCGTGCTAGTATAAATCTTACGACCTAATCCGTTATCAACTGAGTACGGAATAGTCGCAACCATACCAACACCAAGCCCAGCCGATACCGTCCTTTTAGCCTTATTAAATTCGTTTTCGCACACCTCTGACAACATATTAACGCGATCAGAATCGATCTGCTTTTCGTCTTTAGCTGATATTGTTACAGTACCATCGCCGAATGCAAGTGTCGAAAGCGCGTTCGATACAATCGCCGTAATGTTTTCCTGCGTGATATCAAAATATCGTCTAGCGTCACGTTCTGCCGCGTCCAGTGCTTCATTACTTACTTCGGGCTTAACTCCGAATAGCGTCTGCACCCACTGCTTAAATCTTAGCCATACGCCGCCAATACCCATATATAACCGTCACCATCCCAATTTCCGAATAATTGTATAACACATATAGCGGATCGAGTCCATCGCGTGATCGTCTGTTTTTATAGGTCTATCAACGACAGATTTATCATCCCATGTGTACAACCCGAATTCCTTTATAGCGTCCTTGCAACGCTTGTTAATCATTACCTTATGCGCTTTTATTAGAGTTCCTGTACAGCGTATCCCTTCGGTAACATCGTTATTAGCCTTAATAACATTAAACCGTCCATGCTTGCGAATCTCCGCGATCATGCTAGCCGCTGACGGGTCAATTATTACCGCTTGAATATCATACTTGCCGCAAAGATCTAGCAAGTCTTCATAATACTCCGCATCTGTTTTCTGCCTGTACTGACCACGACCCGAATAATAGAATTCATCAAGCACAATAGCGCGCCGCTTACCTTCATTTACCGCCCACAACTGCATAGAACACGGGTTCAGTGTTCCGTAGTCCATCGATACATAGAATTCCCATCCAGCCGCGGACGGGGCTACATTCTCACCTGTTGTACAGCTTTCATCAAAGAACGGATATACAAGCCCTTCCGCCTTAACCCACAACCCTAATATAAACCGATCGTAGAATACACCAACATACTCACGCTTTAGATTATCAATATAATCCTGCGTAAGAAACGTATTTTCGTCAATTGAAAAACAGATGTTATACAGATCAAGTTCATCCTGCCGATCAAGATAGTTCGTTTTCAGCCAATGGTTAGGCGAATCGGGGTTCGTTGTCGCGATCAGCATAGCGTTCGGCATCGACAGGCGCGACAAAAGCATTGTAAAAAACTCTTCTCCGAATAGCGTCAATTCATCGCAATACGCGCCTTGTAAAGTCATACCACGGATCTTTGCTTCCGCTCTAGCATCGCTTGCACCTTCAAGATGAATACGCCTGCCGAATAACAGTCCTTCCTTTTTACCCATAGAATAGTAAAAATTAGATTCACCAACTAGATCCTGTAATAATGACAGACAGTTTCTTTTTAGCGTCATTAGCGACTTAGCGCACATTAAATACTGACCATCGGCAGGCATCGTTGCGACCCAAAACGCCCATAATACAAGCGATATATACGTTTTCCCCGATCGCACCGCACCGTGCAATAGATTAATACGCTTTAGTTTCCGCTGTACAAAGTCGCGCAATAACAAGCACTGCTTTTCAGTATATGTATTAGACAGGCGGGATCACCTCATCTTCGCCGATTGATCCGCTACATAATTTAGATCCGATCTCATTCAATCCATCGATCAGTTTATCAAGCTGTCCGTTCTGCTGACCCTTTTCTTCGGTCTGAGCCATTGCGAATTCGATCTGCTTCTTTTGCAGTTCAAGGCGTTCGCGTTCTATCTTCAATCGTTCTTTCTGCAACATACTGTTAGCATCGTTACCTGTGATCTCAAGTATCATACGCGCCGCTCCGCTGTTACCGTTTGACATAGCTGTAACCAGTCCTGCCATACCTAACGCCCATAGATCGATTTTATCTTCATCAAATCCCATAGCCTTTAGCTGTGCGATCTGTTTCTGCGGAATAGTCGGTTTCTGCGCCATTACCATATTAGCCCATTTACGCAATTCAGCTTTCTCATGCTTTACACGGTTAGCCATCCTTGCGCCTTTTGCGCGGATTTCGTGTTCCTGTTCGGGTGTAAGGTTCCCACGTCCCAGCGGCTTTAAATTCTTTTTGTTCGGCATTTAATCACCGCCCATAAATGCAAAAAGAAAAGCCACATATAAAATGCGGCTGTTTCTCATTTTTTCTTTGCATCCTTCTTTGCTGTGGGTTTCTTCTTTCCGCCCATTCCTGCGTTGATCGCTTTGGAAAGTTCACGAGATTGTTCCTTCGTAAGAGAATGTAGCTTTGCGTCAATCGCCTTGCGTTTTTCTTCAGCTGTCATTTAATCATCTCCGATCATCTGCGTTTGTCCGTTACAATAAGTGCCGATCTATCAATAACATTGTAATAGTATTCTCTGCCGTTCGGCGCATCACTTCTATGCGTGTTAAACTGTTTAATAACATTATATCCCATAATAAGCGCAAACTGCGAATAGCTATTCTGCCAACCTCGCGAACTGTGTTTCGCGGCAAATCCCAATGCGCGGCGCGCTCTAGGATGTGTTTTTATAAATGCGTCATATTTCATTCTCAACGCCGTATCCGATATAACACGCGCATTAGGCGAAAGAACCGCTTGAATAGTCGGCGATTTAGAACCGTAATATCCATATAATTTAGATCCGCTAAAGCTATCAGAGAAATACAAACCATCACCGATTCTACCATCACCCAAGTATGTTTCACTGCCGTACTGAATCTGATCAAGCATATCATGACCAGTCCACGTTATACCGCCGATAGTAGTATCATTTACGGTTCTGTAAATCGGTGTCGCTCCGTTGGCGACAAGTTTCTGAAATTCACTATGGCTTACGGTTTCGGGTAAATCATTCATACCCAATCCATAAACCATTCTTTGTGTATGATGCGTGTTAAGCCAATCGGGCGTTTCTATTTTCTGTACGCCGATCAAAAAGTCGTGCAATTCATCATCGTTCATAGTAGCAAGATCAGCCAACACATGACCCGAAGGTGTAGTCGGTTTCTGTACGTTAGCTGTCATCTGCATTGAAAGCGGCGTTCCGCCTGCGTTTCCGCTTGCCGCCGCGATAGAAGACGATCCACGTCCACCCATTATTATTTTACCCCTTTTTTAGTAGTGCGTCCAGTATTGTTTTTGTTATTTCCTGCCTTGCTTTTCTTTTCAACCGCATCGGCAGGCTTAACAACCCTAACACCAACACCCGTTGCATAATAGCGATCTCCACGATCTTTAATCTTAGGCATATTAATTTCCCCCTTTAAACAACTTCAACATCGATATGCAGTACAGGAACAGGCGTATATGTGCCTTTAGGCGTTGCGGTTTTAATCGTTCTTCCTTGCATTACCCAATGCGCGCCCGTGATCTTATACTGCTGTCCACGCCCCAGCACAACTTCCGACTGTGCTTTGTTACCGACAACATACTTTGTCCCCGAATGTGCTTTGATCGACATTTCGACTTCGCGTCCGCCAGACTGCTGACCAGTCAAGAACGGATTGTTCCTAATATTCGCGGCTGTCGAAACATATTTATCCTCAACATACTGTAAACCAGTAAGTGCTTGACTTATCTGTGCATTGCTCATACTGGTGTAGTTTGAAGGCAGTCCGATCTTCTGAAGGAAATCGATGTGCGCGCCACGGTTCAAAATATAATCCCCGCCCAAAGGACGCATAGCCGCATCCATTCGCGTAACCATCATCTGTTGTGTTGCATTAAGAACTTGATTAAGCGGCGTACCGTTTGCGGCGGCAACTTCAAGCGCATGATTCAAGTTCTGCGACTGACTCTTTCCGTTCGCTTGCATATCCATTCGCGCATACTGTGTCAACGCCGCGCGCGTATTTACATCATACTGCTGATTTAAGATCGCACTTTCTTCCTGCGGTGTAGCTTCATGATAATTTCGCTGTTGCGGCTGTGTCGGCTGTTGCTGTGCCTGCTGTTGCGGCTGTTGTTCTTTCTTAGGTTCTTCGGGTTCTTCGTTCGGCTTTTTAAGTCTTACCTTAATCTTTTCTGTTTCCTGCTGTGCGCCATTGTTTCCACCAGCACCACTACTGCTAGATCCACGTCCGCCGAAAAGCTGTAAATTAATTAGAAACACTATTCGACATCCTTTCAGTAACTTGATTTTTGAATCTGACTATTTCGATATCTCCAAAGTCAAAATCTATATCTTCACCATATAAAATAATACGGATAGGATCACACCTTTTAATGCATTCCTTCATGCCTGCATCCCATATAGCGCGCGATTCAGAATGCCTTAATACGCCAACCGTTGATACTGCAAGCGTTCCACGTTTCGGAAGTCCGTCAAAACAGAAATCAAACGATTTTTCATCGCTCCATGATACAGTCGGTATAACCGTCATCTTTGAATCTTGGCACATCTGACCGAATAATCTCGACCTGTATATATTCCATATCTGCATAGCTTTAGGCATATCCATATACAGCGAAAAATCTGGCGTTAATACCGCGTCAAACCATACAAGAACATCAATGTTATAATGCGGATCGTTCCATACACGTTCAAACTGATAATCATCAATAAAAAAATGAATACATTTATCGTATTCATTCGTTGATCTCGCGTAGTTAAAACCGATCAGATCGTTCGGAACATAATCAACAGGTGCAAGTGTAGGCATATCATATTTTCCTTCAGATCTTGAAACATCAAAATGCTGAAGGTTATACGCGTTATTAGTGCGCATTCGTTCGTTTTCTTTGTCTGCGTCTTCGCTTTCTTCTCCGCCAACTTCGAACATATTTCCGATATCAAACCCGAAATCAAACCCTTCAAAATCCATACCATCAAGTTCGATTTTCAAAAGTTCGTTATCCCATTCAGCAATTTCTCCGACCTTGTTATCCAGCAAGCGATATTTCTTTTTCTGTTCATCAGACGCGTATTCATCGCGGACTACATTACATTCCGTCCAGCCCAGCTTTTTTAAAGCCTTATATCGCGTATGACCGCATAGGATAACATTATTTTCGTCAACCACAATCGGCGAACGGTATCCGCATTGCTTTATCGACTCAGCAACCGCTTCGACCGCTTGATCGTTTTTTCTTGCGTTACGCTTGTACGGGTGTATATCCGTTAGCTTTAGCTTTACTAGTTCCATATTCCACCTTAAAAAATTAGCGGCATACCCAATCGGATATGCCGCCATGCAATGAGAAAGAAGTGAAGAGAGAGATCACGAAAGGCATCTGCCCTTATGCCCAGTATCGATTATAGCAACTGCAAAGCGTCAAAAAACGACAACTTATGCCGCAAAACTAACAAGTATCGATTTAGATATGATATCAACCGCATCTGATTCTATACGCTGTACCGTCCTAATATCATAGTTAGTTTTCATTGCGATATACTGGAACGAATGACCGTCTATATACCTATACGATATAATCGTTTCCTGTGCCGATGTTAGCTTGCTTATCAATTCCGATATCGTATTACGCAACCGAATTCGATCTGCAATTTCTGCATCAATGCGCTTGACCTGTTCATCGTACATATCAGCACGTTTAATTATATTTTCGATCACGTTAGCTAGATCAGAATGATTTCCGCCCGATCCGCGCGGCATTCCGTCTACGTTCTGCGCATGGAGTGTATCGCGCGCGTCATCAGCCCATCGTTTATAGCTTTTGCGTTCCAACTCTAAACGATTAATATCATTTATGGTATTTCCCCAACGCCACAAGATTTTGCGCGTTGCTTTTCGTGCTTCTCTGCGTTCATAATATTCTTTATCAGTCATTCTATCACCGCCCAGTCGATCCGAATCCGCCGTTTCCGCGATCAGTGTAACCCAGCTGATCAACCTTTTCGATCTTCGCATTTACACAAGGTGTAATAATCATCTGCGCGATCTTGTCGCCTGCTTTTACTCGATAGCATGACTCGCCGTTATTTTTAAGTTTAACCTTTATACTACCAGTATATCCACTATCAACGATCCCACGGTAAACCTCGATACCATGCTTAAACCCAAGCCCAGACCGACCAGTGATATCACCGAAATACCCGAACGGTATATTCATATGTAGTTTCAGATCCACGGCAACGCCTTCGGAATAGCACGGAACATTCACATCGATCGGCGATCTAAGATCGTAACCAGCGTCCGCCGTATGCGCCTTTTCGGGAATAAATCCGCCATCTTCCGTTGTTGCTTCGATCTTAATGATATCGTTCAATTCCATCTTTATTACACCTTCGCTTTCTTCATAGAACATTTCGCACGTTTCATCATTGCCAGCATCATATATAACGTTCGTACACGCGTTGCAAGGGTACATATCTGCCTTTAAATACTCATACCAAACGCATTTACGGCAGTCGTAATAAAATCCGTCACACATCCTTTATGCGCCTTTCTGCGGATTCTGTATCTGTTGCTTTGGATCCGCACATTGGACAGTATAACCAGCAACGCCCAACCGAATGCACATTAACTTTTTTAGGAATACGCAACCGCAATCACCGCAACCTATCAGATCATGATTAATATCAATCCATTTCATATCAATCACCCCTTGAACATACGCCGACCGAATATCAGTCTAGAATCATCGTTAATCTTGCGAATACGATCAGCATATACAGGATCGCATTTCATGCGCGCACGCCATCTATTTATCTTTCGGCGACTAGCTTTATCTGCTAGCCGCCAGCACCAACCATTACCATTTTTGACGCGTCTAAACCCTGTTTTTATTGCTTCTTTCGCCATTATATCAATCATTAATTCCATCTCCCACAAGAATTCATTTCATGACAAGTGTTACCGTGATATACGCACATCGGAACCAAGAAGTCATCTATAATCGGTGTAGCCTTCGCGGCTTCTTCGCACATCATCCGTACAAGTTCTCGCGTTTCTTTAGCCGCTTTAGCGCACAACCGCTTATTCGCTAATACCATAAGTGCTTCGGCGTTTACATCTACGATCATAGATACAGGCGCATCCTGTCTAGCCGCGTTTCGATCATATTCAGATTGACGATCATTTCTCTGTGATCTTACATACGGCTGAAACCCTTCGTGATGACGAACCAAGTGTGTAGCAACCCACGTTGGAACGCCGTCAAGTTCGAACGAATATACCATGTATCTAATCGGGCTATGGCGCGCAGATAAAATTCTTCTTTTCCAGTCGGCAGACGGATTCATTAGTCCATACTTGCCAACCGTTATAACAGCCCTTCTATACACTTCGCGCCAGTCTTCATCCGTTGGATACTTAATCAGCTTTACATCCATATATATCACCTCAATTCAAGTCCGTCATCGTATAAATCACAGGTGTTTCTAATATAATTTTCAAAAGCATCCAGCTTTTCGATCGTGATTACATACGCATCTTTCTTCGCTCTAGATTTATCATTTGCGAATTTATACAGCGCGTCACGCACT